CCGTCAACACCGAAAGGTGAGACTTCAGTTGTAGCCCCTTTTTTATTGGCAAATTATGAGAATTAAAAATTGGGACAGGTTTCAGCATTTTAAAGATAGGAAACCAATCTGGATTAAGTTGTACAGGGATTTACTTGATGACCTGAATTGGCATGAACTTGATCCAAAGTCGGCAAAAGCCTTAGTAATGATATGGCTCATAGCAAGTGAAGACCTTGGAATATTGCCTGAAACAAAAACTCTTGCTTTTCGTCTAAGAATGTCAGAAAAGGAAACCAAAGAAGTAGTTACAAGACTATCTTCATGGTTGGAACAAGATGATATCAATGCGATATCAGAAGGATATCAAGATGATATGCCAGAGAAGAGAAGAGAAGAGACAAAGAAAGAGAAAGAGATAGAAGCACCTAAAGGTGTCTCACAAATTGTTTGGGATTCATTTGTTAAACAAAGGAAATCTAAGAAAGCCCAAATAACTCAACTTGTCATTGATGGTATACAAACGCAAGCAGATTTAGCGGGTTGGTCACTTCAGGAGGCTTTGAATGAGGTTGTTGTTCGCAACTGGGTATCGTTTAAGGCTGATTGGGTTGATAAGCCCGTAAACAAAGCAGACCAAGTGTTTACGACTGTGCCAAGCAGATTTGAGCGTGATCCAGCACTTATCGCTGTTGAGCAAAAACTAAAAGAAGCCGTACCTATGCCGCCTGAGATTAGAGCCGCAATAGAAAGGTTACGCAAATGACGAAAGATCAAATAACCAAAATGTGGCTTGATTCTGAATTTGAACCTTATCTTTATGCAGAGATGGTTGCAAAAGCAGAACGAGAAGAATGTGCTTTACTCTGTGAAGAAGAGCGCATCAATGCTGTCCACTATACAGCCCCTACACAATCAAACTGGTTGGCAATCAAGATAAGGAATAAGCAATGATTCACTATCATGGCCTTCCAATCACCCCTGCCACAGTAGCCAACTATGCAATCCAAGCAGGTCATGCCTTCATAAGTTACGCCCACCCTGACCAACTAGGGACTGCCGTGGACATTGCCCAATCTTTTGCCTTAGATAACGGGGCATTTTCAGCATGGAAAAATGGTAATGCAGTAAAAGACTGGACAAGTTTCTACGACTGGGCATTGGAAAACAAGAAAATCCCTCATTGCGACTTTGCCGTTATTCCAGATGTCATAGATGGCTCAGAGCAAGACAATGATGCTTTGCTGAAAGACTGTCCATTCCCAACATGGTTTGGCGCACCTGTCTGGCATATGCACGAAAGTTTTGACCGCCTAGAACGCCTTGCAAACAGTTATGTGCGGGTTTGTATAGGCAGTTCTGGCGCATATGCTGTCATTGGAACAAATGAGTGGTGGTCACAAATTGGCAAGGCAATGAGGGTTTTGTGTGATGACAAAGGCCGTCCATCTTGTAAACTTCATGGATTGCGGATGCTTGACCCAGGCATTTTCAGCAAACTACCATTTGCTTCCGCTGATAGCACCAACATTGGAAGAAGTGTAGGAATAGATGGGAAGTGGAAACATGGAAGTTACCCGCCACCCACTAAAGAGGCAAGGGCGCAGGTCATGCGCTCACGCATAGAAGCATTTAACGCACCCCCAGTTTGGGCATTTCATCAAGTTGAACAAGGAACATTACTATGATTTATTCTGCAATTTTCATTTCTGCACTCGTTTCCGCAAACCTATTGGTGGCTATTTTTGGCCCGTGGTTTAGTATTCTGAACAGTTTTCTATTGATTGGACTAGATTTGTCAATCAGGGACAAACTACATGATTCTTGGAAAAACAAGCATTTGCCAATCAAGATGGGTGGCTTAATCCTAGTTGCAAGCGTGGTTTCATACCTGCTTAACCCTGCCACAGGAATGATTGCCATTGCGTCCTTTATAGCCTTTACCCTGTCAATGATTGCCGATTCTTTGGCATATCACTATTTAGCGAACAAATCATGGTTTGTCAGGTCAAACGGCTCAAATCTTGTAGGGGCTGGCGTGGACTCAATTGCTTTCCCAACGATTGCCTTTGGTGGTTTGATGCCTGAAATTGTGGCTTTGCAATTTGTTTCTAAAGTCAGTGGCGGGTTTGTTTGGTCATTGTTGTTAAGGAAAAAAAATGACTAGACTACAAGCCCATGAACTACTTACGAGAAGAAGGCGAGGCGAGCCATGCTTACCTTCAGAGATTGATAAAGCATTATTCCTCACAGGAGATTTACGAGGAACGCTTGAATTTGTTGGCGAAAGAGTGGAAAACCCGTTACATGAAACAAATCAACCTCATTGGGAAGCACAAAGCATCGACTTGGTGGCGAGATATAGTCGAATCAATGGAGAAGAAGCGTGGGAAAGCATTTGTGGATAACCTTAGATTAAGAATGAATAAGTTGAAAGACAAAGTATGAAATGCCCGTTATGCAATGCCGCAACCGATGTAAAGCACACTAAGGACGGGTTAAGAACAAGAGAGTGTTTTAATCTGCATAGATTCAGAACCCAAGAGGTTGTGGTTTCAGAGCCTAAACCAAAACGCAAATGGAAAATAAGGGATAGAGAATGACTGTGTTCATCGGTGTGGATCCAGCGTCAGCCACAGGCGCAGTAGGAGTGCTTGATTCAGAGGGTAATTACATAAGTTGCCAAATGATCGAGCATCAAGACAAGCATATTCGTGCAATGGTGTTCAAAAACGCATTACTCAAATTCGCGCCAGCACATGAAGGCGGTGAAATAGCCATTGAAATGCTGTATAGCAGGCCAGGTCAATCAGCCTCAGCCATGTGGACATTCGCAAGGGCAGTCGGTGCAATAACGGCAATATGTGAACTAACGACCATGCCCTGCCATTTTGTGAGACCACAAGTGTGGCGTTCCTTTTTCCATTTGCCACAAGGCAAGCATGAAAGCCTAGATGTAGCCCGTATGCTATGGCCTGAAGCACCATTAAAGCGCAAGATGGATCACAACTTAGCAGACGCCCTACTTATTGGCGAATATTGGAGGCAACAAGTCAAAGGGTTAAGAGATGACAAAGCCACAGCCAAAGCATAATTTAATTCGATTCTCAGAGAAAGAACGAGAGATTATGCGAACCATTGGAGGCGGTAATCTTTCAGAGGGCGCACGAATCTGCGTAATGTGGGGCGCACATTGTTGGAATTTAGGGCTAACTACTGAGATGGATTTAAACCACATCGGCTTGGTGACTGTATCAACCACAGACAATTACCCACACGAATAGCCCAAGAACGCATTAAAACGGGCTAGAAGGCGATAATTTAGCATTGCCCTTGATACCCTACATGGAAGGGATTAGAAGGGCTTAAAAATAGGCAAAAGAAAACCGCCCGAAGGCGGTGTTAAGTGAGTGCTTACTAACTTATTCTGTAATTTCTTTTACTCGAAAAATCTGCCAGTCTGTATCTTCATCTTGCTTCCAGAAATCGTTTTCTGTTTCAAATGCGATTTTTTGCGCTTCATCTTCATTGTTGGCTTCAATTTCAACTGATTCCAATGTCGTGCGCTCTGCATAGACTATAAATTTTTTCATATTAACTCCTGTTTATTTACGTTTGAGAATGATTTGTAAGATTAAAGCAATGGCGGCATATATCATGCGTCAATCTCAATATCGGCATCGTTTTCTATTTTGTATGCGTCATACATGGATTGTGCTATTTCTCGCCAGTTAACGGCATCTAGAAAAGCCATTGCATAATCAAATACAAGCCCCTTCGTGCCTTCCATTTCTAGAATCTCAGTTGCATAAGACTTAAGATAATCGGCGGCTTCGTATATTTCCATGCCGTCATCAAATTGATCTAGCCAAGCAATGCCGTCAAATATTTCTAAATTGACTCGCCATGTTTCATAATTACTCCACCCATTGTAAGTTTTTTCAGTCATATTCACACCTTTTAAAAAACCCTGCAAAGCGCAGGCCACAAGCCCCGATAAAAGGGCTTGCAGTCTGAACTCTTAAGCCTCTACTGGTTGATTTTCTACTGGTTTGGCTGAGGGCTGATAACACCATTGAGGCACTCTCGCCTGGCAGTCTGATCGAATAGGCATAAGCACCCCGATAAAATTATCATCTAGTCCAAATGAAACAATTACAGAATCTAAACCCCTTTGCAACAAATTTGGAATTTGACGTTTTCCATATAATTCATCAGAAAAGTCAACAAAGCGGCTTAAAAGATCAGGGTTAAAAGTTGACGGCTTAATATCGTCATCTTTGAAAACCAAAGGGATAACACGATCAGTATCAGGGAAGCGGGCTTCGTGGGCTGAAAAGCGAATTGTTGATTCGCCGCATATACATTCAACGGCCAAGCCGTCAACACTGAAATGCAACCAGTCATCACCTTGCTTTTTTGTGCCTTTTAATTTGGCCAAGTGTTCAGAGGGTAAAACAACATTGCATTTTGTATCGGCCTTGATGCCGTCAATCAACAAACGCCCCAATATATGGCCGTCAGTTGCTTCTAAATAAGTTCCCCGATTATCTCTGACAACATTGACACCTTGGAGATAATATCGAATGTCCTTTTTTGCTGACAAGTGAAGCATGGCACGAATATGCTTGCGTTGAATTGTAAATTTCATATTGACACCTTTTAAAGTTGAAATGATGCACTATTGCACCCAATAACCCACGCTTGTCGCATGGGCTAAAAGTTGCATTGTCAGTAAGTCAGACAATCAAAGTAAGCAAGTAGCAAAGTCACCCAAGCGGCGCAAAATGCTAAACAACAAAGCGCATTGTATAAATGTTGTTTCATGCCGTCACCTCAACTATTGCTCTGGCTTTGAGATTTTCCTCAGCCAGATAATACATTGACCAGCAATCACGATTTGCCCAATGTTGCAAGTCATCATCATCGGCCACGATCTTTTTGACCTCAGAGAAAACAAAAACATTATGCAAGCGATCAGACTGGCGGCCAAATTGATAGTGCAACCAGTTATGGAAAAAACTCAAATATTCAGCATGGGTTGTTTTATAGTTTTTCATTGTGTTCCCCTTACTGGCCAAGTGCATACTGGCGCAAAGCCTTAACATAGCCCTGAAAAGAGCCGTGACTCTTTGCATTGCGATACCATGCACAAACGATCACGCCTGAGGGCTTAACACCCAAGAAAATGCCCTTGTCGGCCTTGTCACCAGCATAAACCCATTGACCAGGCTGAATGTCCTTAATGCGTGATGCGGGAACTACATTCCAAATGTTTATTGGGGCTTGATATTTCATGATTGACACCTATTAAAAAAGATTATTAAAAGAGACTGTCCCGAAGGACAATAATACTATGCACAAGCCATGCCAGTTTAGCCATTTATAAAAACACTAATAAAATCAACAACTTACAATAACTTAACATAATAAGTATGCACCTAGATAGTGCCATCATTATCACTATATAAAATCATGCACTAACTTCGTGCGTTACCTACTATATATTAACCAACTTGGTGCATAGACTAACTCTATCGGTTTACTTTGTGTGATAGTTGGAATATATCGAAAGGTTTTGTGGGTTGCATCATTATGGTGCATCGATCATATATGCGAATCGTTCTCATTTGCAACTGCACCTACTTGGTGCATGGTAACTTTGTATTGATAATGATTCTCATTTGTGTTTACCTTAATGCAAGTGATTCTCATTCGCGTCTTGCTTATGTTAGTTAGTGCTTACTTATGTATGGGGGGGAGGGGGTAGTCGTGCTGTGTAATATTTGTGGGAGCCTCCTCCCCACAAGAAAAGGTAAATTAGCCTTTTTCAGATAAGACTAGATAATTGGTAGCAGAGTAGGTAAGACGACTAGTTATGTATGTACGATAGCCTGTAACCCGTATATATACAGGTATATCTCAAGAAGAGAGAGCCTCTCGTTTATCTAAGTTACAACCATGTTTGTCAGACGATGGAAGCCTAAGCAACGTTGCCCCGTTCGCCTTGTCTGCGGTGTTATCACAACATTAGCAGAGGGTTACTAGAAACTCGCCCAGTTCACTAC